GAACGCGCGATGCTCACGTCCACCATCCGCCGCAGGGAGCCCCTGGTTTACGGGCGCGACTGGGACTACAAGCCAGTCACAGTACCCCCATCAGAAGCACAGTTCGTAGATGCTATGCGGATGAACGCGACGCAGATCGCCTCCGTCCTGCATCTCCCGCCGGACAGGATCGGCGGTACTCGCGGAGATTCGCTTACGTATTCGACTGTCGAACAGGGCGCGCTCCAGGTGATCGAGGCGCTGCGCCCGTGGCTGGTCCGGCTGGAGACCGCGTTCTTCGACATCCTCCCGTCCAACCGGTACTGCCGGTTCGATAGCGATGCGCTGCTGAAGACGGATCTGAAGACGCGGACCGACATCTACCAGATCCAGCGGAACATCGGCCTGCGCACCACCGACGAGCTGCGCGACATGGAGGACCTGGAGGCGCTGCCCGGCAAGGCCGGCGGGGAGAACATCCCGCTGGAGGTCATGGTGGCCATGTCCAGGTCCATCCGCGGCATCCCGAACTCGATGCTCAATTCCATCACGCTGGAGATGGACCTGGCCGTGGAGAAGCTGGAGAAGCTGGAATCGCAGGGCCTGGCGGCGGATACGGGGCAGCCCATCCCGGGCCCGGAGACGGTCCTGGGCCAGGTCATCGGCCAGCAGCGCAGTTACGACCCGGAAGCGCGCAAGGATGCTGAGCTGATCCTGGACTTCCTGGCCGCCCGCCGCCGCGCCCGGGGCAAGGGCATGCCGCGGCTCGCCCCGGAGTTCGTCGGCGCGTGGATCCCGACCCGGCGCGAGCTGGCCGAGGAGCTGGAGGCCAGGCGCGAGGCCCAGTTCGAGGATTTCCCTGTTAACGGCCGCCGGCCGGAATATATCAACGGTGCAGGAAGGCATTGATATGCCGCGTGAAAGGAATGTGGCGTTATGGCAGAACTGAGCAGCGCCGCTATCAATGATCTCCCTGATAGCGCGTTCGCCCACATCGAGCCCGGGGGCCAGAAGGATGCCCAGGGGAAGACGGTGCCCAGGAGCAAGCGTCATTTTCCTGTGCACGATGAGGCTCACACCCGGAACGCCCTGTCGCGCGCTCCGCAGAGCCCGTTCGGCAAGCAGGCCATGCCCAAGATCCTGGCTGCCGCGCGCAAGCACGGGATCAAGGTCTCCGGCGACCAGCGGGCCGCGTTCGGCACCTACGAGCTGGACGGGTTCCCCGAGCGCCGGTTCACCAAGTTCCCGCCGGAGGTCCGGGCCGCGATGGGGCCGGACGGGCCGAAGACGATCTTCGGGTACGCCGCCGCGTTCGGCAAGCTCAGCCGCAAGCTCGGCGGCTTCGTTGAGCAGGTCGACTCGCGCGCCTTCAACGAGTCCAAGGCGGACGGCTGGCCCGAGGTGGTCTGCCGGTACAACCACAAGGACGACATGCTGCTGGGCACCACGCACGCCCGGACGCTCAAGCTGGCCCTGGATGACACCGGGCTGGTGTACGAGGTAGAGCCGCCGCAGGCCCGCGCCGACGTGCTGGAGTACGTGACCCGCGGCGACGTCCGGCACAGCTCGTTCGCGTTCCGGGTCTTCCCCGGCGGCGACGAGTGGGGCCTGTCGGAGTTCAACTACCCGATGCGGACGCTGCTGTCGGTCCAGCTGGTCGACGTCGCGCCCGTGCTCGACCCGGCCTACCCCGACGCCACGGCCGGCGCCCGCGCGATGAACGGCGCGGTGGAATCGCTCGCCCAGTGGGTCCAGGGCGAGATCGAGGAAGTCCGCTCCCGGGTGAACGACGGCCGGGTGCTGGAGTTCTTCAAGCGCGTTTCCGCGGACGGCGGCAAGCCGAAGGACCCGGCCCGGTCGCGGCCGGCGCCGAAGCCCGCGATGACCGGAGCGCAGGCGATGCTCGCGCTGCAGGCCAATATGGAAGACCCCTGGGCGGACGAAGAATAGCAGCTCAGGTCCGAAAATCCGAATAAATCTGCTGAGGCCGTAGCTACCCTCCGGTACCGGACGGAGCCAGTGCAGATGCCACACCTGAAGGGAGAACTATCGTGGCATCAGAAGTGGCTAAGCGTCTCAGGGACCGGCGCCAGAATGTCTGGAGCGAGGCCAAGGGGATCGCTGAGCAGGCGGCCCAGGAAAACCGCGCCCTGACCGATGAGGAGCAGGGCAAGTGGGACGCGATGCAGGAGGAGATGTCCAAGCTGGACACCCGCATCCGCGCCGTCCTGGACACCGAGAAGCGTGCCAAGGACGCCGATGACGCGTTCGACGCGCTGTCCGGCCGCAAGCCCGAGCAGGGCCAGGCGGCCCGTACCGCCGGCGGCGGCGCGATGCTCCAGGAGATCCGCAAGTGGGCGCGCGGCGAGGAAGGCGCTCCCCGCAACCTGGAGATCCGGCGCGACGCGGGCCTCGGCCCGATCAACTACCGGATCCTGACCACCGGAGCGCAGGGGACGAACGCGAGCAGCATCGTTCCCACCGACTTCTACGACATGCTGATCGCGCACCTGATCGAAGTTTCTGGAGTCATGCAGTGCGGGCCGACCGTCCTGAACACGGGCGGCGGCGAGACCCTCCAGGTCCCGAAGACGACCTCGCACTCCACCGCGGCCTCGGCGGCCCAGGCAGGCAACCTGCCCACCGCCGACCCGGCCTTCTCGATGCAGCCCCTGAGTGCCTACAAGTACGGCATCATGCTGCAGGTCGCCCGCGAGCTGATTGACGACACTGCCGTTGACCTGCTCGGGTACCTGGCCATGCAGGCCGGGCGGGCGCTCGGCAACGCGTTCGGGACCGACCTGGTGAACGGCACCGGCTCCAACCAGCCGGCCGGCATCGTCACCACGGCCACGACCGGCGTGACCGGCTCGGTGACCGGCGTGTCCGGCGCCCCGAGCTACGCCAACCTGGTGGACCTGGAGTACTCGGTCATCGCGCCGTACCGCCAGAGCCGTTCGTGCTACTGGCTGGCCGCGGACAAGACCATCGGCGGCTTCCGGAAGATCACCGACACCGTGGGCAGGCCCGTGTGGGAGCCCTCGGCCGTGCTCGGCAGCCCCGACCTGCTGCTCGGCAAGCCGCTGGTTGCCGACCCGTTCATGCCCGCCGTGGCCACCTCGGCCAAGTCGGTCGCGTTCGGTGACTTCAGCCAGTACTTCGTCCGCCTGGTCGGCGGGGTCCGGTTCGAGCGCAGCGACGACTTCGCGTTCGGCAGCGACCTGGTGACCTTCAGGGCCATCCTGAGGGGCGACGGAACCCTAGTTGACAGAACGGGAGCGATCAAGCTCTACGTGGGTCCGAGCACGTAGCCGCTCTTTTCCGGAATCATCAGTTACCCGGGTCCGCGCCAGGCGCGAGCGTTACGGCGCGGGCCCGGGAGCCAGGCGAGAGGAACGACATGCTGGTACGGATGCTGATCCACGTATCCGGCGGCCGTAACGGCGTGCCGTGGCCTCGCGCCGGCACGACGATCGACCTGCCCGAGGACGAGGCGATGGGCCTGATCCGGTCCGATATCGCGGCGCCGGAGGGCGAGGACGCCAGGAACGTGGTGGGAATCGCCGCCGAGCAGCCCGTCGCCGGCCATCCGTCCAAGGTGGACCTGCGGGTGGAAGCGGCCGGCGTCCCGGTTGAGGGCGGTACCGCGGACGCGGTGGTGACGGTGCAGGAAGCGGAGCCGGCGCCCGCAGAAGCAGCGGAGCCGGCCGGGGAGCCATCTGCGGCCCCGGACGTGGCCGCACCGGGCGTGCCAGGGGTACCGGACCTGGACGGGGGCAGCCTCAGCGGCGCGCAGCCGGCTGTCCCTGAGGCCGCAGCCCCTGGCCCGTCCGCCCCTAAGCAGGCCTGGATCGATTTCGCGATCGGCCAGGGAGCTGACCCGGCGACGGCAGGCGCCATGACCAAGGCGGACCTGATGAGCCGCTACGGAGGACGACTGTGACCGAGAACGACAGCAAGGACGGCAAGGCTGAGGTGAAGGACGGCGGCCCGCGCGGCGGCATCCGGGCGGCCGACGTGGCCTCGGCCGAGGCGTACGCGAAGGACGGCATCTTCGGCGCCCCGGGCTCGGAGGTGGACGGCGCCAGGACCCCGGTTACCCGCGACTACAGCGGGGACACCGACAACCGGCCCGCCACCCAGATCGAGGCCGAGCAGCTGGCGGCGGATGCGGACGTGGCCGCGGCCGGCGATGACGGCTAGCCGTGAGCAACAGCCGCAGGGTCCGGACGTCTGCGGCGGCCAGGGCGCAGCTCCCCCGGTGCGGCAGCTGCGGCGCCCGGGTCGGCGCGCTGGAGGACCGGATCGAGCTGCACGACGGGCGGCTGATCTGCATGCGCTGCCGGGACCGCGGCGTGCTCATCAAGCGGCTGCCCTGCGGTCACATGGCGATGCCCCGCAGCATGGTCATCGCCGACAGCGCGGACCAGTCGAATTTCCAGTGCATTCGCTGCTCACCGCACGCGAACCTGCCCAAGGGGTATCCTGGGGCGTAACAGGCAATCTGCCCGCGGCCATCACGGAGCCGGGCTCCAGAACGAAGGAGCCTCCTGGTGGCCGACAGCTACCCCGGTTACGACAGCCGCAAGCAGACCGCCGGCACGACCAAGGTGTCGGGTACGGGCGGCGGCGGTACCGACCCGACCAACGAGCCCGGCCAGTACCCGGTCGGCAACGACCACGGCATCTTCGGCGGCCCGCTCCCGGCCGGCACCGGAGCCCCGGGCACGGCCGGCGCATCCGGCACCCCGGACGCGACCAACGAGCCGGGCCAGACCCAGGACGGCCTGACCGGGATCTCCGAGCACGACATCACCGATACCGGCGCCCCCGGCACCCAGGGCACCACGCCCACCTCCGGCGGCGGCCCGGACGCGATCACCTTCACCCGGCCCACCGCCGGCGTCACCGGGTACGAGAGCATCAGCGTCAGCGACAGCGTGGGCGGCACGGCTGACTGGACCCAGGCCAACGACGACGGCTACGGCTCCGGCGGCCCGCAGCTGCCGGGCATCAAGGGCAACGAGCCGCAGGCCGGCAGCAACCGGTTCCAGCCGGGCGGCGGCTCGGTGCTGCGCGGCGGCCGGGCAGTCCGCGGCTGAGCCATGGCATTCGCGTCCGGGACCGTTGAGGTCGGCGAGGACGAGGCCGTCGCGCTGTGCGGCGTGCCCCCGTCCGGGGTCCGCGTGCGGAACCTCGGCAGCGTCACCGTCTACCTCGGCGATTCCGGTGTCGGCGAGAACGGTTACCCGCTGGACGGCGGCCAGAGCGGCACCTTCCCTGGCATCGAGCCGAAGGAAAGCACGCTCGTCCCGGCCCCGCCCGACGACCTGGCCGCGCCCGTGCTGTACGCCCGCACCGGCAAGGGCACCGGCACGTCCCGCGTCAGCTACATCGCGTAGGAGGCAGCAGTGCAGGACCTGAGCAGCCTGGCCAAGGACAGCATGTGGGTGACCAGCCAGGAGGCCGGCAACATGATGAGCGGCCGGCCGGGAGCCATGTCCGCGCCGGGTTCCCAGCCGGTCACCCCGCTGCCGCCGGCCAAGGACCAGGGCGTGCCCTCGGTGGAGAACTCCCCCGGTGCGCAGCCCGGTCCCGGCGACGACGGCAAGCCGAAGGCCCGGACGACGGCCGGGAAGCCCGCCCTGCCCGAGCCGTCCTGGAGCAAGACCACCACTCCGGAAGTCGTCCGGGAAACCTAGGAGGAAACCATGCCGCGAGTCCCCGCCGGGATCACGTCCACCCCCGACGTGCCGGGCCAGCCGTATGACGCCACGTCCGGCAGTGCGCTGGGCAAGTGGAAGCCGGTCGACGCCAACTCCGGTCCCGCCTCGATGGATTCCGGTGCGTGCACCGGGGACTTCGAGTCCGATTCGGACTGGAGCCAGACGTGAGCGATATCAGCCGGGTTTACGCCGCGGGCAAGGAACCCGGGCTGGTCTCCGGTACCGCCGCGTCCAACACGGCCGGCGGCGGGGTCCCGCAGCCGGCCGGCAAGGAACTCGCCAGCCTGGTGAACCAGCACAGCAGCCACGACTACAAGGATGACCGGACCAAGTGAACGTCCTCGCCAGCTCGTTCGCTGTCAGCGGCGCGCACGGGTTCCTGATCCTGATCGCGTTCATCCTGTTCGCGGTCGCCGCCGTGGTCGCCTGGGTGGTCACGCCGCGCGCTATCTGGGCCACCTTCGTCGCGGCCGGGCTCGCGCTGTACATGCTCGCCCTGCTGTTCACCGGGTGACCCCCGGCCAGGCCTCGTACGAGGCGTACTGCGAGAAGGCCGGCGGGGTCAGCCTGGTTTCCGGCGAGCCGCTGCCGGGCTGGGATCTCCTGCTCCCCGACGTCCGGGACGCCTGGGAGTCCGCCGCGCAGGCCGCGGTCCGGGGCAGCACCGGGAACGGCGTGGAATACCGCAGTAGTTAGTGCGGTTGGCTAACTACATGATCACAGGACTCGCCAGGGTCGCTGCCGTCACAGCAGCCGCCCTGCTCACCGGATGCATGTCATCGCCAGTCACCGGCCAGCAGGCCGCCGCCCCGGTCTCGGCCGCTACCGCCCGCATGGCATACCCCGCCAGCTGGACGCTGCCTAACGGGAAGATCAGCCCCGGCGCCGTCCAGCACGGCTTCACGGTCAGGGACATCTGCCCGCACGTGAACCCGGCCCTGGAGAAGATGCGGCCGGGTACCGCGGAGAAGAACAAGGTCTACGCCATGTACGGCATCAGGACCCATCCCGCGGGCAAGTACGAGATCGACCACATCATCCCGATCGAGCTGCTGGGCCAGGCCGGGGCCAGCACGGCAGACCCCGCGCTGAACCTGTACCCCGAGCTGAACGACAAGCCCGACCCGGTGATGATCAGGAAATACCACCTGAGCGCGGCTTACGTGCATAACTCGAAAGACATCCTGGAAGACGTTCTCCACCAGAAGGTCTGCGCCGGGACCGTGCCGCTCGCGACCGCCCAGCGCGACATCGCCACCGACTGGCGGGCCGCTTACGTGAGGTACGTAGGCCGGCCGGCGTAGTCTTGCCCGGTGAGAGACACCATCTCCCGCTGGCTGGTGCCCCGCACCCCGCGCCGCCGGGCCTGGCAGGGAGCGGCCTACGCCGTCATCACCCTGGTCGCGCTGACCGCCGGCACGTTCCGGTACATGGCGCTGCACCAGCCGGTCCCCGCCCCGGCCGCCGCGACGTCGGGCGCGGGGAACCACGGCCAGGGCGGCAAGACCGCGCCGCCGCACCGGGCGCGTACCGCGGTCCAGCCGGTCCCGGCCGCGGTCACGCCGGCTCCCGTCCCGTCCGTCTCGCCGGCCCCGCAGCCGCGCTCGCAATCGCACCCATCGCCGTCATCCCGGACCTCGACCTGGTGGACGACGGTCACCTCGCCGCCATCCAGCCGGGACGGCCAGCCTTCGCCGCCGGCCTGGACGTCGCCCCCGTCACCGGACCCCGTGGTGACGGTCACGGCTCCGCCGCCCTCGGTCACGCCTTCGGATCCGCCCGCCTCATCAGGTACTGAAGCACCTCCGCCCCCCGCCCCGGGTAGCTTACGATGGCTCTCATGAGCCACTGCCTGAGGTCGTTCGCGAAGCCAGGCTTCCTGCCATCCGAGGGAGCCCGGCATGAGGATCCTGGTTACCGGCGGCGCCGGCTTCATCGGCAGCGGCCTGGTCCGGAAACTGCTTGATTCCGGCCACGAGGTCCGGGTACTGGATGACATGAGCCGGGGCCAGCCGAACAGGCTGCACGGGCTCCCGGTCCAGATCGTCACCGCCGATGTCCGCGACCCTGATATGACGGCCTACGCCATGCAGGGCTGCGACATGGTGGCGCACCTGGCCTACCTGCAGGGCACCCAGACGTTCTACGCCAACCCGCGCACGGTGCTCGATGTCGCGCTGCGCGGGATGCTGGCCGTGCTGGACGCCTGCCAGCGGACCGGCTGCGGGGAGATGCTGCTGGTCTCCAGCTCCGAGGCCTACCAGGTGGCGGAGCAGGTGCCCACCCCGGAGACCGTGCCGCTGTCCGTGCCGGACCCGATGAACGCCCGGTACTCCTACGGCGGCGGGAAGATCGCCTGCGAGCTGCTGGCGCTGGCCTGGGCCCGGGACGGCATCCTGGACCGCGCGGTGATCGCCCGGCCGCACAACATCTACGGCCCGGACATGGGCCGCGAGCACGTCATCCCCGAGTTCGCGCTGCGGATGAACCGGTTCACCGCCGAGCAGCCCGAGGGGATCATCGACTTCCCGATCCAGGGCACCGGCCAGGAGACCCGCAGCTTCTGCTACATCGAGGACTGCACCGACCAGCTCGCGCTGCTGCTGGCCCGCGGCATCACCGGCATCTACCACGTCGGCACCATGGACGAGCACACGATCGAGGACGTTGCCTGCGCCATCGCGGACCGGTACGGCCGGGAGATCAAGGTGGTGCCCGGCAAGCTGCCGCAGGGCTCGCCGCCGCGCCGGCTGCCCGCGCTGGCCAAGCTCCGCGGGCTGGCCGGCTCGCACCTGGCCGTCACCCCGTGGGAGTACGGCCTGGACGCCACCGTCTCCTGGTACCGGGAGCACGGATGACCGCCGCCGCCGCGATCGAGTTCTCCGGTGACCCGTCCCCGGCCCAGTCGTGCGGGATCTGCGGGTCCTCGTACCTGAGCACGTTCCTGGACATGGGCGCCCAGCCGCTGGCCGAGCGCTACGGGGACCACGGCGACCGGTACCCGCTGAAGCTGGTCCGCTGCCAGTCCTGCACCCTGGTCCAGCTCGCCTACCCGTGGCCGTCGCAGCGCGAGCTGTTCCCCCTCGATCACCCGTACGCGACCGGGAACACGGACGCCAACCTGAGCCACTTCAAGCGGCTGGCGGTCGCGGCCGGCTGGAACCTGTCGCCGGGCGACGCCGTGCTCGACATCGGCGCGAACGACGGGACGCTGCTGTCGATGTTCGGCGACGGCATCCGCCGGATCGCGGTAGAGCCGACCGGGCAGTCGGCCAAGATCGACGGGGCCGCGGTGTACCGGGAGTTCTTCACGGTGGGCACGGCGCAGCGGATCCGGCGCGAGCACGGCCAGGTGAAGCTGATCACCGCGTGCAACGTGCTGGCGCACGTCCCGGACCCGCACGATTTCATGTCCGGCGTGGCGATGCTGCTGGCCCCGGGCGGCTCGTTCGTGACCGAGAACCACGACCTGCGCTCGCTCACCCAGGGCCTGCAGATCGACACCGTGTACCACGAGCACCTGCGCTACTACGACCTGACCTCGCTCGGCCGGCTGCTGACCATGCACGGGCTGGCCGCCGATGAGGTGATGAAGATCTCGATGCACGGCGGCTCGTTCCGGGTCACCGCCCGCAAGACCGCGCACGCCGACATCCAGCTGCGCGCCGCGCGGGCCGGCCGGGACCTGCACCGGATGCTGGAGAAGCTGACCGGTTCCGGCGCCCGGGTGTACGGGGTCAGCGCCGCCACCCGCGCCACGCCGCTGATGTACTTCGCCGGCATCACCCGGTTCATCACCTGCGTCTGCGAGGCCGAGGGCAGCGAGAAGATCGGCCTGACCATGCCGGGCACCGCGATCCCGGTCGTGCCGGACGGCAGGCTGATCGCCGACCAGCCCGAGTACGCGCTGCTGTTCTGCTGGCATATCGCCGCCTCGGTGGTGCCCCTGCTCCGGGCGGCCGGCTACCGCGGCAAGTTCATCGTCCCGCTGCCGGAACCGGAGGTCATCGATGACTGAGCTGATACCAGATCCGGAGCTGGAGCAGCGCGTCCGCGCGGAGCTGCGCGAGACCGCGGAGGGAACCGAGCCCGGAGACGACGGCCTGGCGAGGATCCAGGAGCGCATTGCGGGGCTGCGGGGCGCCATCGAGGACCTGGCGGCCGGGAATGGCTGACCGGTACGAGGACGACCGCGGCGTCATCCAGGACCTGCTCGGCCGGGTCGACGCGGTGACCGAGATCATCACCCGGGCCGGCGCCGTCCGCGGCAACCACGTCCACCAGCGCACCACCCAGTGGACCTACGTCTGCTATGGCCTGATGACGTTCGCCTGGTGGGAAGACGACGGCGTGCACACCCGGCAGGGCAGGCCCGGCGACCTGATCGAGGAGACGGCCGGCATCCCGCACGCCTGGAAGGCCGACACCGACTGCCGGGTCATCGTGCTCACCCGCGGCCCGAGGTCGGGGGAGGCGTACGAGACCGACACCCAGCGGCTGCCGGAGAACGCGAGGCTGCTGACGTGAGCCGGCCGACCTGGGACTTGCTCGTCACCTCCATCCCGCACCGTCACGACACCCTGTGCGAGCTGCTGAAGGACCTGGACCGGCAGGTCACCCCGCACTCCTCGCACATCGGCGTGCTGCTCTACCGGGACAACCTGGCCGTGGCCTACGGCGACAAGACCCGGGCCCTGATCGAGGCCAGCTCGGCCGAGTACGTGAGCTGCGTGGATGACGATGACCTGCTCGCCCCGGACGGCGTGAGCCGGGTCTGCGCCGCGCTGCGGAACCGGCCGGACTACGTGGGCTTCTCCGTGGCCTGGACGAGAGACGGCGTGCCGCAGCTGCCGGCGGAGCACTCGCTGCGCCACCCGGCCTGGGATAACGGCGCGGACATGCTGAAGCGGTCGGTGATGCAGTTCAACCCGATCCGCCGTGACATCGCGCTGGACGGGGAATGGGCCGGCGGGTACGAAGCCGAGCGGCACTGGCAGGCCGGGGTGATCGCGGCCGGCCGGTGCAAGACCGAGACGTGGATCGGCGGGCCTCCGGTGTACCTGTACCGGGAGCGGAGCAGCGACACCTTCAAGACGGCGCGCACCCCGTTCCCCCCGGACCAGATCCGGCCGCTGCCGCAGTACCCGTGGCTGACCGCGCTGAGCACGGCGAGCAGCGTATGACCAGGGAGGCGTGCAGCGGGGACTTCTGCGGCTTTGCCCCGCGCCCGGCCGCGAAGCCGAGCCGCGTCAGCAGCCGGGCACGCCTCCCTGCGGTGACCCCGTGAGCGGGCACGGGCGGCTCGGGCTGCTGGTCCCGTCGCGCAGGCCGGCCGGCGCCGCCAGGCTGTGGCAGTCGATGAAGGACACCTGCGGCGGCGGCACCTCGCTGATCCTCGGCATCGACGCTGACGACCCGGCCCTGGAGGCGTACCCGGCCGGGCCTGGCTACGTGATCGCCGGCGGCCTGCGCTACGTCACCGCCTGGGTCAACTACCTGACCCTGACCACCTGGGGCCAGTACGAGTTCCTCGGCCACGTGGGCGACGACAACACCTGCGACACGCCCGGCTGGGATGACCGGATCCGGGACGCGCTGCGCCGCCAGCCGTTCGCCTTCGCCAACGACAGGTACCCGCGCGAGCCGGGGAGCCTGAGCTGCCACATCTTCATGCGCGCCGAGGTGGCCGGGACGCTGGGCTACTTCGGGCCGCCGGAGATCAGCCACATGTACGTGGACGTCGCCTGGATGGCCTGGTGCCTGGGCTGCGGGCACGAGTACCTGGATGACGTCCTGCTGCCGCACCACCACTACACGCTCGGCGCCGACCGCGACGCCACCTACGCCGCCAGCTACGCCCGGACCTCCCCGGACCTGGACGCCTGGCATGCCTACTCGCGGAGGCAGGGGACAGGAGGACTCAACGACGATATCGCCAAGCTCGGCGGCGAGCCGTTCACCGCGGCGCGGCTGTCCGAGTTCAACGCAAGGCTGAACATACCGGAGAGGTGGCCGTGGTGAGCGAGCTGTGGAGGTACGCGCGATCGAGCCCGGAAGGACTGATCCGGGTCAGCGCCCTGGTCGTGACGGCGGCTGTCGTCCTGCTCCTGATTGTCATGGCGGTGATCACGCTGGCATGAGCGGCCCCCTGGTCACCGTCATCACCCCGACCTGGCAGCGGCACGGGTTCCTGCTGGACCGGTGCATCCCGTCTGTCCAGGCCCAGGGCTACCCGTGGCTGGAGCACCTGGTGATCAGCGACGGGCCGGACGAGGCGCTGCGGGGGAAGCTGGCCGAGCCGTGGCTGAACGGCTGGAAGAACCTGTGGTACCGCGAGCTGCCCGAGCACGATCCCGAGCCGCACTACGGGCATCACGGCCGGGCGTACGGGCTGGAGATCGCCCAGGGCGAGTACGTCACCTACTGCGATGACGACGACGCGCTGCGGCCGGGGCACTGCCACATGCTGGCCGCCGCGCTCGACGCCGAGCCGGGCGCCGGCTTCGCGGTGTCCCGGATGGCCAGCCACGGCCCGAACGGCATGAACGTCATCGGGCACGGGCCGCTTGCGTGCGGGAACGTGGGCACGCCGATGATCATGCACAGGCGCGGCGCCCTGGACGGCCTGCCCGGCTGGGATCATCCCGGCCAGTTCGAGGACTGGGACTTCGTGCTGGCGATGATCAACGCCGGGATCAGCCACGTCCGGGTGGAGGAGGAGACGGTCGACGTGTGGCCGTCCCTGTACCGCTGAGCATCTGGCCTACCTCGTCTTCCTCCCCGGTTGCCGTGACGGTGCCGGTCCGGTCCGAGAGCAGCAGCTGCGTCCAGCCCTCGTCCCCGGCCTGCCTGATGCCGATCCTGCCGCCGGGCTTGCTGGCGATCCACATCAGGTAGGCGTACATCTGCAGGGCCCGGTTGATCGTGTCCGTCTTGGTGTCGCCGGTCAGCTTCACGGCCAGCGTGAGCGCGGCGTCGGAGCGCGGGATGAGGTTGACCGTGACCCGGGTCAGCGGGGAGTTTTCCGACTTTGCCATGCAGCCATTGTATGACCATCGTATGACCAGTGGCAACCGCGGCCGGGTCCGGTAGGCTGCCGTCAGCGCCTGCGGCCGGCGACGGAGCCAGGACGGTCCCTCTCACCTGAGCGGAGTCCTGCCATGACCCAGCCGGCGCCGGTCCCGGACGGCCTCCCCCCGCTGTTCGATACCGGAAATCAGATGATCGCGGTGACGCCGTGCCACATGGTGACCGGCAAGGTGGACGTCCCGGACGGCGAGCGCGGCGTGCTGACCATCCGGAACGCGAACACCACGCTGACCGTCATCCTGGCCAAGGCCGACGTGGTGCAGTGGATCGAGACCCTGGGCGGGCTGCGGGACGCGCTGTCCGGGGCCGCCCTGGTGCTGCCTTCGCCCGGTGACGCGCTCCGGATCGCGAACGGGCAGCAGCGGTGAGGCCGTCGCCCGGCCGGATCGTGCACTACGTCCCGGATGAGCACGCCGTCGTGCTGCCGGACCGGTGCCAGGCCGCGATCGTCACCGCCGCGGGCGACCCGGGCGGGGAGGTCGTGCTGGCCGTGTTCGCCCCCGGCGTCACCCGCCACGTCTTCGGCAGCGCGCACGACGAGGAGGCCAAGGCGCCGGGCACCTGGCACTGGCCCGAGCGGACGGGCGGGTGAAGATCTTCGCCGGCCACGACGGCGGCTCGGGGTGCTCGTGGTACCGGATGGAGATGCCGCTGCGCGAGCTGGAAGCCGCCTCCGATGACATCGAGGTGACCTTCGCCGGGGCCGGCTACGGGAAGGGCCCGCCCCCGGTGACCGCATCCATGCTCCAGGGCCACGACGTGATCGTGGCGCAGCGCTGGAACACGCACAAGGGCCTGGGGGTCTGGCGCCGGGCCCGGTCGCCGTACAGCCGGCTGGTCTACGAGCTGGACGACGACGTGCTGAGCGTGACCCCGGACAACTGGAACGCCTACCAGCTCTACCGCAAGCCGGAGATCCGCGACGCGGTGATCCACGCGGCCGAGACCGCCGACCTGGTGACCGTCTCGACCGGGCCGCTGGCCGCCGTCATGCGCCAGTTCTGCCCCGATGTCGCGGTCGTGCCCAACGCCATCCCCGGCTGGGTGCTCGCGCTGCCCCGCACGCCGCGGGCCCGGCCCCGGATCGGCTGGACCGGCGGCGCTAGCCACGGCGTCGACATCGGCCTGGTCGCCGATCCGGTGCGCCGGTTCCTGCGCCGGCACCCCGGCTGGGACCTGCACATCGGCGGCACCGACTACCGGCCGACGTTCGCCGCCCCCGCTGACCGGATGTTCTACGGGAAGTGGGTCCAGGTGAACGAGGACCCGGAGGGGTTCTACTCCTCGATCGACTTCGACATCGGGCTGTGCCCGGTCCAGCCGACCGTCTTCAACGACTCCAAGAGCGCGATCAAGGCGATCGAGTACGGCGCCCGCGGCATCCCGGCCATCTGCTCGGACGTGCCCGCCTACCGGCCGGTGATCGAGCACGGCATCAACGGGTTCCTGGTGAAGCGCGATCATGAGTGGCTGAAGTACGCCTCCGAGCTGGCCGCCGACGACGGGCTGCGGGACAGGATGGGCGAGGCGGCCCGGGAGATGGCCCGCCGGCACCTGATCGAGGACCGCTGGCGGGACTGGGAGGCGGCGTACCGGGGGCTGTTCCGGTAACCTGCGTGATCCTGTCTGCTGCTGTATGATAGGCAGTACCGAGATGTTCAGGGACAGGCATCGCGGGCCTTCGGCGAAAGCCCCCGGAAGGGCCCCCATCGGGGTTACCTGCTCAAGGGGGCTTTTGCTATTACCGGGGCTTCCAGCCGGCCGGCCGCACCTTGCCGTGGCTGGCCAGGTGCGCCCGCATCTCCGGCCAGCGCCGGCCCCAGATGACGCCGAGGAGCGCATCGGCGCACCGGGCGCAGATGTGCGACGGGCCGGTCGTGCTGGTCACCACGGCATCGCCGCCGCACCGGCCGCAGGCCCGGGTGCAGGTGACGGGCTTGACGTCGTACACGGCTCCTCCCTTCCGGCTACTCGCCCTTGACGTTGACCAGCTGGTGCAGCTCGTGCCGGATCTCCACCAGGTCCGCGGAGTCGGCCATGACCTGCCCGATGTCCTTGTACGCGCCCGGGATCTCGTCCAGGAACGCCCGGCCGGAACCGGACCGCCACTCGATGCCCTTCATGGCGGCGTGCAGGTCCTGCTCGGTGAAGACCTGCCTGGCCTTGCTGCGCGAGTACTCCCGGCCGGCCCCGTGCGGGCTGGAGTTCAGCGCCAGCGCGTTCCCCTTGCCGGTCACCACGTACGACGCGGCGGCCATCGATCCGGGGATCAGGCCCGGCTTCCCTGCCGTGGCGTCGATCGCGCCCTTGCGGGACAGCCACACCAGCCGGCCGCCGTGGGTCTCCTGCTCGGTGTAGTTGTGGTGGCAGTTGACCTGCTCGGTCACGGCGAACGGGGTTCCCAGCCAGCCGGCGAAAACCTCGTGCACCCGGTCCATCATCTCGGCCCGGTTCAGCCAGGCGAACCGCTGGGCCCAGCGCAGGTCCCGGATGTAGGCCGCGAACTCCTCCGTGCCCTCAGCCAGGTACGCCAGGTCCGGGTCCGGCAGCCGGACGCCCGCCGCCTTGCAGATCCCCAGGGCCGTGCGGATGTGCGCGACGGCCAGCTTGTTGCCCACCCCGCGCGAGCCGGAGTGCAGGAACAGCCAGACCAGGCCGGCCTCGTCCGCGGAGACCTCGATGAAGTGGTTGCCGCCGCCGAGCGAGCCGAGCTGCAGCCGCCAGTTCGGGGCGATCTTCTCCGCGCTGCCCGCGCCGTACAGTTCCTCCAGCTCGGACACCCGGCGGCGGGTTCCCGCGCTGCGGTGCCACTCGGCGTTGTAGTTGCCGGGCGACAGCGGGACGGCCTTCTCGATGCCCAGCCGCATGTCGGCCAGATCCCGGCCGGCCAGCTCGTCCCGGTGCACGCTGGTGCGCCACGCGATCATGCCGCAGCCGATATCCACGCCGACCGCGGCGGGCATGATCGCCCCCTCGGTGGGGATGACCGAGCCCACGGTGGCGCCCTTGCCCAGGTGGGCGTCGGGCATCAGCGCGATGTGCGGGTAGATGAACGGCATGGACGAGGCCGTGCGCGCCTGCTCGCGCGTCACCCGGTCCAGGATGGACGCCCAGCTCAGCAGCTTGCCGTTGATCCGTTCCAT